CCCCTCCGAAAGGAGGAGGGCACAATTCCGCTGCGACGCAGGGTACTCTGTTTAGGCCTGTTACGTGGAAGGTGTTACCCCTCCTTATAGAGGCGTAATATCAATTTCACCTAACAATTCCCTAGCAGACTTGCCCGCTTTCAGATAGGTGTAAACCTTCTCTGCGAGTAAAGTTGCGTGAGAAACCCGAAGATCTTTGGCATCCATAAATGGATACCTCATATCATGAAGGTACTCAACCTCATCAAGTATGTAGGCGTTTTCTATCGGTTCGATATCGACGCCAGCATAGGTCAGTTTACGTATAGCTTTGGTTAGTAAACCATAGATATACTTCTCTGATTCTATTTGTGCATACTGAGGGGCGGAATTAAGTCCTTTGTCACCTCCAGTGGGATTGACTCTATTCTGTGGTTTCCTGTCAACTGACAGGCCATAGAAATACAGATCTTTCGATCTATCAATCTCATTGGCTTTGTCCACTAGACTTTTCACTCGGAAAGCAACCATAGCAATATGGCACTCTTCGGTGTCAAAGTCATTCCATTCTTTGGCATGTTCATCATAACCCGGAATTCCGGGCTTGATGGAGCCATTGAAAGGATTTGTACAAAGCACCCAAGCTCGTTCACGTTGTCTTTTTGGGACAATATGATCGAGTACAAAGGCGGGTAAAGCTTGGTTATTAAACGTCAGCATCAATTCGCCAACAACGTTATTTATTAACGTAGGCTTATTGTACTGGTCTAATAAACCGGGTGTTAGCGGCGAAATATCTATACCGTTTAGATATAAACGCTTCGCCACTTCCGCGCTGGAGTAGAGAACTCCGGCACGGGACAAGGTTCCTTTACTAGGATTCAGTTCGCACCCTAGGGCGCGAAGTGTTTCTTCGTAAGAAACTGATAGAACCTCATTGGTTCTAACATTGTCATCACCTAGGATCCTATAGTATCTATGAACTCCGCGAATGCGGTGCTTATAGGCACAATAGTGCATCACTAGATGGTGGGCTAAAGTACAAAGCGGCCAGGACGCGTAAGCGCCCATTGGTTGCCCTGTACCATAGGTAACAAGATCACCTGACCAAGCAACAGTAAACTGGCGCTCCGCAAGGAGTGTCCAGAATGCTGAGGCTAGGTCTCTGTCCTTCTCCATAGCGTAAAGCAACTCACGTTGCAATATACTAGGGAAGAGGTCAGTAAAGGCGGTCATGTCGGAAGTTGCGACAAAGATTTTATTCTTTGTTGCTTCTTTCGCGTAGTTTCCTACGTTCCTATGAGAGAAGGTTCCATCTGATGGTAACTTTCTTAATATTGCCATTAAGGCTTTATGAAGAGGGTAAAGCGCACGTTGA